GCTAAAGCAGCTTGTGATAAATTTGTTAAGCAAGGTCTGATGACCAAAGAAGCTTATGTTGCAGAATATGATTGGGAATAAGGGAGAAAGAACATGACTGAGAACAAACGTGAAATTAAAGCTACACCAGAGTCTACTAAGGTAGAGCGTCCAACTCGCAAGAGAGGCGTATTTAATGGGACTGTGGGCAAGCTGCAAGTAGGATCAACCATTCCAGGTTATCACTTGCATATTTTCAATGACATGCCTGGACGCATCCAGCAAGCCACTGAAAACGGTTATGAATTCGTTCATCCCAACGAGGTAGGTGGTACTACGGAGAATGTTACATCACGTAATACCGACATAGGAGATAAGGTTCGATTCTTAGTAGGTGCAGGCGAAAAAGGTGAACCCATGTATGCTTATTTGATGAAAATCAAACAAGAATGGTGGGAAGAAGACCAAGCCGAACTACAAGCAAAGAACGATAAAACTGATGCTGCGATTAGACAAGGGAAAACGCCTGGTGCGGATTCTACTGGTTTCTACAACGCTGGCATTAAATACTAAAACTTTCTTAAAAGGAAAAACAAATGGCAAACGTAAATGCCGTAACAGGATTGTCGCCAGTAGGCACAATCACTGGTGCACCCTTCAATGAGCAAGGCTACCTTTACGCTATCGCTAACGACGCTTCTAACACATACGCTATTGGCGATATTGTTAAGTCTGCTGTTGGTAACGATGCAAACGGTACACCACTCGTAACTAAAGCTGGAGCAACTGACGTTCCTTTGGGCGTTATTGCTTCTATTCGTGTTGCTAACCCAGGCGTAAGCTTGCAAGGCACAAACATCGACTTAGGTAAATTGTACATTAGCTTGTCTTCTGGTTCATATTCCTATGTTTATGTAATCACTGATCCAAACGTTGTATTTAACGTACAAGCTAACGCTTCTGCTGATGCTAAAGTTGGTTCTACTGCAGTTCCTACAATTACTGCTAACCAGACAACATTGTCACAGTCTTCACCTTTCTCAGCTACTTATGTAACTGCTGACAGCTCTGCTACTGCTGCTTCTATGTTCCAAATCGTTGGTTTGTATCAAACTACTAACAACGTTCCTGGTGCTTACAATGACGTATTGGTTGTGTTCAACAAGCATCAATACAAACAAGCATTCGGTGCTTAATTAATAGGAGATATATAAAATGGCTGGTGTAATTACAACTGGTACACATCCCAAGGCCCTATGGCCTGGTATCAAAGCTTGGTGGGGTCAGGTTTATGACGAGCACCCAGAAGAGTACATTCATCTCTTCGACAAAGACACTTCGATGCAGAACTACGAAGAAGAAGTTCAGTTAACAGGTTTCGGTTTAGCTCCTGTTAAGTCTGAAGGTCAAGGCGTTCAGTATGACTCAGAAGTTCAAGGTTTCGTAACACGTTATACCCACATTGCATACGCATTGGGTTATATCGTAACGAAAGAAGAACTCGATGACAACTTGTATGAGCAAGTGTCTAAGCGTCGTGCTGCTGCTTTGGCAATGTCTTTCCGTCAAACCAAAGAAAACGTTGCTGCTAACATCTATAACCGTGCTTTTAATAGCACCTATACTGGTGGTGATGGCGTTTCTATGTGCTCTACAGCACACCCAAATACTTCTGGTGGCACTTTTGCCAACACCCCAACTGTGTCTGTTGACCTTTCCGAGACTTCCTTGGAAGATGCAACTATCGCAATCATGGGCTTCCAAAATGATCGTGGTCTCTTGATCAACGTCATGCCACGTAGCTTGGTTGTTGCTCGTCAAGAGTGGTACAATGCTAACCGCATTTTGAAATCAGTATTCCAATCAGGTACTGCTAATAACGACATCAACGTTCTGAAGGCAACTAATGCCATCCCAGAAGGTATCGTTATGAACCACTATTTGACAAGCCCACACGCTTGGTTCTTGCGTACTAACGTTAAGAATGGTTTACAGTATTTCGAGCGTACCGCAATTAGCTTTGACATGGATAATGATTTTGATACCATGAATGCTAAAGCTAAAGGCTACGAGCGTTACAGTTTCGGTTGGACAGACCCACGTTGCATCTATGGCGTAAACGGTCCTTAATTAGTTCTTTACATTTGAACTAGTTTGTGTTATAATGGTCGGGATAGGAGTTCACAAGACTCCTATCCTTTCCTTTCAAAGGAAATAATATGGGCACAATTAAAACCCCAATGGATGCAGTAGTTAAGAATAAATCTTACATGTCTGCTCCTAAGCAAAAAGAAGTAAAGGGTCTAGGCAACACTCAAGCAGTTGAGAACAAAGAAGGTCAAGACTCTGGCGTTAAAAAGAAGCGTCTGCATGCAGTAGAAGCTTTGCATTATCCTAAGTAACAATTCACTTAATCCTAAACGTCTTAATTGACGTGAACCCATCACTTTTAGGAGATTCAAATGGGCACACCAACAAGATTTACATACGGTGTTACTACCGTAGCTAAAGGAACACCACTAGGTTCATACCCAATGCGTGATCCCTTCCATAGCTCTAGCGATCAAGGCTATGGCGTTGCAGAATATTACAACGATTTCAACACATTAGGCTCAGCAGAGTACACCGTAACTGGTTCTAGCTCTACTTTTGCTTTAACTTCTGGTGCAGGTGGCGTTGCTATCCTAACTCCAGGTGGCACAACCACAGCTTCTTCTGCTTACAAAGCAGGTCAATCTTTCCAATTTATTTCTGGTCAAAAAGCTTGGTACACTGTTCGTTTCCAAGTTTCTGCTGTTTCTGGAACTAAATCTTTCTACGTAGGTTTGCAAGCTGGTTCAGCAACTACTGATGGTCTCTGGTTTAGCAAAGCTGCTTCTTCTACTTCTGTTAATTTAGTATCTACTGTAAATTCTACAGCTACTACTTTGGTAACTGGTGTAGCAACCGCTGCTGCAGCAACTTACTTAGATTTAGGTTTACACTTTGACGGTACTGATTTATTGGTATTTGTAGGTGGCAACTTGGTATCTCGTGTATCTGGTCCTACTATTGGTTCTACTGGTACTACTTTGACCAATGCTGTTTTAACTCCAGTGTTTCAGATTACCCCTACTGCAACCGATACTTTAACAGTTGATTACGTTCTAGCTGCTGAAGAAATCTCACGTTAATAGGGAGTAGCACATGACTACTACAATTCAAACGCCTATTCAGATATTAGAAGATGGCCCACGTAACGTCGTAATCAAATACGAAGGTACGTTGACCGCTACTGATACAGGTACGTATGTTATTGTTGACCCTGCTTCATTAAGTGATTTTGACATCAACGGTGTTAAAGCTAATCGTTTGCGTATTAATCGAGTCAACTACGACGTAGAAGACTTGTTAACCGTAAACATTCTATGGGAAGGTGCTTCTGCCAATACAGTGTTCTGGAACTTTGCAGGACGTGGTAAGGTAGACGCATGGCGTTATGGTGGTATCAATGATAACGCTGTAAACCCAACAGGAAGAATTTTAGCAACCTTTGATTATGAAGGCATTGCACAAACACTAACATTTACAATTGTTCTTGAGTTGGTTAAACAACATACATGATGCAAGCTAATCTTAACGCTAAGGAAATTCAACTAGTTGCTACCATCACTCGTGCTGACGGCACTGTGGAGGAACTTGGCGTTATAGATTACTACCATCAGAATCCAATCAAGAGACTTATCTGGAGAATTAAAAAATGGCTACATTATTAGTCAATACAGGTAGGGCTATTATTACCAACCGCCTAAACAGTGGCGGAACTATTCCTCAATATGTAGCATGGGGAACTGGTGCTGGTACTACTGGTGCTACTGATACAACATTATTTACTGAAGTAACTCCTCGTGTTTCAGGGACAGTTACTCAGGTAACTACTTCAACAACAAACGATACATTCCAAGTTGTAGGAACTCAGACTGCAGCAACTGGTGAGACAATCACCAACGCTGGTTTGTTTGATGCTTCTACTTCTGGTAACTTGTTTGTTAAGGGTGACTTTACAGGTATCGCTTTAAACACTGGCGATAGCATTCAGTTTACCTTTAAAGTTCAATTTAGTTAATATATAGGAATATATGGTTTTCGTTCTAGCAGATCGGGTTAAAGAAACTACTACTGTTACTGGTACTGGAGCAGCTACTCTGCTTGGTGCTCAGACAGGTTATCAATCCTTTTCTGCTGGAGTTGGAGCCAGCAATACAACGTATTACACCATAGCTGACCAATCAGGTTCAAACTGGGAGGTTGGTTATGGTACTCTTGACGCAACTGGTTTAATTCTTACAAGAACTACTGTGTTGTCGTCATCTAATTCAGGATCTGCAGTTAGTTTTACTGCAGGTACAAAAGATGTATGGTGTGACTATACCGCCAAAAAAGCAGTTATACAAGACTCATTAGGAACTGCAACTGTTCCACAATTAGCAACAAACTCATATACAAGCACAACGCCTGTATTGTCATTTAATGCTTCTAATAGTCCATTTGCTTCTGGTGCATCGGTATCAGGAAGTTATTTACAGACTCTTTTACAAAACAAGTCAAACACTGCTGGTGCTTCCACCAACTATGTTTTAAGTAATGACCAAGGAACAGACTCTACCTACTATGGTGAGTTTGGTATGAACTCTTCTGTATTTAGTTCAAGCACTCCTTCTGATTTTTTTAGTATAAATAACGGTATTTATTTTTCAGGACACGATGGAGATATATCTGTTGGTTCTGGTAACGGTTATAAATTGTATTTTCCTTGGGGATCTACAGGTGCTTCTGCCCACGTTATTAATGCTTCAGGTGCTATTGGTCTATCTACCAACTTAGGAACTACTCCTGCTCTTAGTGGTACAACTGGTTATGGTACTTCAGGTCAACCTTTACTTTCAGGAGGTAGTTCTGCAAGTCCAACTTGGGGTACACTTGGTGTAGGTGCTGGTGGTACTGGTATTACAACTACCCCTACTAATGGACAAATTCCTATTGGTAATGGTACAAACTATACGGCAGCTACAATTACTGCAGGTTCAGGAATATCCGTTACAAACGGTTCTGGTACAATTACTATTGCATCTAGTGGCGGTTCTTTCCCTGCTGGTCTTTACATCACTGCTCAACAAAACTTTGGAGGTTTCATCTAATGGCAGCTAACACATCGCCTATTTTTCCGCTATCGCCTATCGTAGGTATAGCAACCTTAACTGCTGCTACGGCTATTACCTCACGTGCTAACATTACTGGTACAACTGGTTTAGTTCAGCTTACAGCTACTTCTACTAACGGTACAAAGATTGATGCTATTACTGTAACCGCTAAAGGTACTACTGTAGCCAATATTATTGATGTTTGGATGTACAACGGTACAACTTCTTATTTATATACTGAAATTCCAGTAACTGCAATTACTGCAAGCACTACAACTTCAGCATTTACTTCCACAGTTACTTTTGCAAACTTAGTATTACCTCCTACTTACCAGTTATATATTTCTGAGCAAGTTGGTACTACTAGTGCTGACTTTAACGTTGTTGCTTTTGGCGGACAATACTAATGGCTTTTCCCAATAACTCTTTTCAGTATACCTCACAGTCTACTTCATTAGGAGTTGGTACACCAGCTTCAGGAGTTGTTGGGGAGATTCGTGCTTCTAATAACGTAACTGCTTTCTATTCTTCAGACCGACAGTTTAAAGAAGACATTAAACCTATTGTTGATGCTGTTGAAAAAGTACAAGCTATTGGTGGTAAAACATTTAATTGGAAACAAGATTACATTAGTTCTCATGGTGGAGCAGATGGTTACTTTATCCAAAAAGAAGACTTTGGTGTTATTGCCCAAGATGTACAAGACGTTTTCCCAGCAGCAGTTAGACAACGTAAAGACGGTACTTTAGCTGTAGATTATGCCAAACTAGTTGCTTTGGCTTTTCAAGCAATAGTAGAATTAAAAGCAGAAGTAGATAGTTTAAAGGCTAAATAATGTTCGGACGCTATCCGAACTCTGGTGCACCTATAACTGGTTCAGCAGCACAAAACTTAGCACAGTCATTAAGTGTTGCAGTAACTGGTGCAGTATCTTTAATAAAGTCTATTTTAAAGACTGTATCAGTATCTTCTACAAGTACTGTTAGCTTAACTTATTTAAAAGTAAAATCAGTAGCATTAAGTGTATCTTCTACTGCTGTAGTAAGTATTGTAAAGAGTATTAACAAAACTATTAGTTATTTGTCAAGTTCTGTTATAAGTATTGTAAAGGCTTTATCAAAGTTTATTACAATATCTAGCACAAGCACAGTAAGTTTATTTAAGAGTATTCCACGCACCTTATCAGTGCTGAGTAGTTCTGTAGTGTCTTTAATTAAACTACCTATTAAGTTATTAACGGTTAGCTCTACTGCTACAGTTAGTTATATAAGAGCTATTAGAAAAATAATGGCTACTATTTCAGAAATGACAATAGTAGTATTAACAGAAATAGGTTTACATTTAGTAGCTTTTTCGATTGCAATTACTGGAAGTCCTACTATTAAAAAAGCAATTAGTGTAACTAA